TACTAAAAAATACTAAACGTGGGTTTTCAGTAAACTCATCTATCTGTAAGCGTCTATGTATTTCGTTTTTACCAGATACACGACTGCCCTTACTTCTATCTGAAGGACGCCATCTACAGCCTTTCATAATCATCTGTTCAGCTAGGCTCGGTCCTGTGTCACCTCTTTTATGCCATAACGAGCTGTCTAAAACACCATACTTAATGTTGCCATCGCCTGCTTCTAAATCTAATACCATATCAGCTAGGTCAGTAGCAAGTACTTTACTTACATAAAGTTCTCTATAAACTATTAATTGCTCATCTGGTGAAACTGCAAACCAGAGTACGCCAGAAAAAGAACCGTACCCATAGTCACAAGCCCTAAACTTAACCCAGCTAGAAGGAATATCATAGGGATCAACAACATGAACTCTACGATCAAATTCCGTAAAGGCTGCGCCTTCTTTAATATCCCAGTCACCATCTAATAATTGTCTCCGTTGTTGTTCTGGTAAAGATAGTAGCATTGCTTCATAATCGCCTGAAGCTGCTAAATACGGATTATCAGTTAATCTAGCTGGTATAAATCTACGTTTAAATAGAGGCTTACCTGCTTTAATGTGACCATGTGGATACCTTAATGTTTCTCCTGTGTCAATATCTGTTGCATCAAATCTTGTATTCGGAGGTGCTGGGTCAATAAACATCTTTTTAACCCAGTGATGTCCCCTACCTCCGGGGTTAGTTGTAGCTCTCATGTAGACTGGAAGGTCAGGTGCTGTTGAACGTAAGCGTGAACGCATATAATTCCATGCGTATGGCGTAGCCCATTGTGTTAATTCGTCAAAACCAATCCAGCTAAATGCTAAACCCTGATAGCGTAGTACGTCTTCATCTCTATCTAGATAAGACATCCATAATCTAGCACCTGATGGTGCAGTCCATTGCATTTTTCTTTCAGACCACCTAATACCCGGCCAAATTTTAGGGTATAATTCTTGTGATTTAAATATAAGTTCTCTTAATTCTTCAGTCGTGTGGCGTAATAGCAAGCCACTAAAGGCTTCGTGACCCATGTACCTAAGAGGATCAGCTAACATAGCAAAGCTTTTGCCACCACCTGCTGCTCCCCCATACAATACCTCCCTCTCAGGAGAAACTAAGAATGCTGTTTGAGGCCCCGGATTAGGTTTAAATACAACATTTTCTGTTTCTTCAAGCTCAGAAATCTTATCTTCGGGTATATTCAATGATACAATAGATTCTTGTAGCTTTTTATCGGCAGTTGTTAGCTTCTTCTTTCGCGTCGATCCGCTGGTTGCTGAGGGCTTCCGCAATGGCGATTGCCTCTCTCGCATTTTCTGCCCATCTGCGATAAATTGCAGCTTGTCTCTTACGTTTGTTGCCATTTTTAATGCGTTTCATTAAACCTATATGAGATATGTAACGACCCGTTTTTGCAGATAACCAGTTTGATACCTCCCTATACGAGTACCTTTTTATAAACTTTTTTGCTTCTTCTAAAGCTTCTAACTCTTCTGGTACAGGATCTAATACTTTATTGTTGTCTTCTGATATTTTATACCCAAAAGGTACTGTCCTAGCTATTCTAGGAATCTTAATCCATACATTATCTTCTTTTTCGTCTAAGGGCTGAGGTAATTCCCACTTACCTGTAGACCGTTTTAACGATCTAATCCTCATCGTCCTCTTCTAAAGCTTCCTTTGGTGGTAAAATCATAACACCACCAGAAGCTTGCACCTGAAGTTTTTCAGCTTTAATTAATCCTGACCTATCTAGTAGGTCTTTTGCTGCATTCAATTTATCTTTAATACCTAACTGCGTTGGATCAGCAATCCCCGATACCACAGCCATAGCAGCTTGCGGAGCATTTCTAGCCATGTACAGCTTAGTTGCTTCAATAATTTCATCTTTAATAGCCTTAACAACAGAGGTTGTTGATGTACCTCTGGCATAACCTGCTAATTTTGCAGCCGTAGCAATGTCGCCATTAGCTTCTTCAAATAGTACATGAAGAAACAGCTCTTGCTTTTCTGTAAGTTGCTTACTCATTAAACGCCCTTCTTGTGTTTCTGAGACGTTGGAGGCATTTTTTTGCTACCGCCCTCACCCGCCCAATAAACTTTGTCAGCCCAGTACGCAGCAGACGTTGGACCCTTTGAAATATTCTTAGCGTGGCGTGCTTTAAACGAAGCACGAGCTTCAGGGGAGTAGTTGTGACCCATGTTTTGATCGCCAAAACGGACGATTTTAATTCTTTCACCATCTTTAACTGCCACAATGCCTTTCTTAGTAGGGTGCGAAGGCGTATTTTTAGGTTTATTTAAACCTGTTAAGCCATATCTTTTTAGTTTATTCTTTTCTGCTTCTGTAAGTGCCATATTATTTCTTACCAAAAAACTTAGTAGCGCCCCTAATACCAAAACTAGCAGCTACTACTGCACCTAATGAAAGCTGATACCATTCGGGCATAGCTTCTAGTTGAGAAAAACCGCTTTTTACAATTTCTTCCATGCCCGGGATAAATGCCATAATCAAAGGAATACTAAATATAATAGTTAAATATTCATCTTTCCAGCTATTCTTAGACGCTTCAGCCATGATACGCTCCCAACCACTTTCGTGGGTAGCAGCTTCAATCATTACTTTAGCCTTAGCCTCAGCTTCAGCTACTCGCATAGCTGTTTTAGCTTTTTTCTCTTCTACAGAGCCTTCTAGCCATGTTCCTATAAGCCCTGCTACAGGTCCAATTAATGCTCCGATCACGATGGCTCTTCCTCTTTTACAACTAAATTCACATTAAAACAATTGGCATAAAAGCCTTTAATTTTCCCTGCCTGTAATTCTTCTCTAAGCGCAGGAAAAACATAATTAGGTGGAGGACAAGATTCTAAAATAGCAAAATCTTTTTCAATAGAATTGTCAGGTCTAACAATTATCATTAAAAATAATGTAATAGCTTTAAGTACCATACTATTACTCCTTTTTACCACTACCTAAAAACAAGCCGAAAGCTCCTGTTAAGGCACCAGTCATAACACTTACAAGACCTGCCTGTTCAAGGCTAGGTGTTTGTAATGTCATAAACCACTCAACTACTCTGAAGTTCATTATAATAAATGCTATAATGAGTAGTCTAGGTACAATACGCCAATCGTCTAGGTTTTTAGGTGTCATAATTATCTCTTATGCTTATTAGGTTTTTTAGCGTGTCTGCCGGGTCTACGAATACGTTTTTTATATTTACTTACAACAATATCTTTTACTGATAAGCGTTTGCTTTTAGACATAGTCTTTCTTTCGTGTTTCTATGACTTTTGTACTTTATCTATTGCATTTTCAAGTTTGTTTAATTCTTTTGTATGTTCTTCAACTTTTGCTATAAGAGTATATAATTCTCTATGTTCTTGCTTTAATTTATCGGGTGAAGACATACTTGCTAGAATATCTGTTCTATGCCTTTGCATTTCTGCGGCTGTATTTAACTTGTCAATGTTATGGTTTTGATTACGCAGCCTTTGTTCTATATCTTCTAATTCAGAAGTTAACATTTGAACTTTTTGTTTTACAATGGCTGCGGCTCCTATAATGCCCGCTAGTGCTGTACCTAATGTTAAAAGAAATCCAAAATCTAATTCCATAGTTTGATTTTCTCCACAAAGTACTATTTTTTCTTTTTAAGTTTATGAGTTCCTTTTTTAAGTTTACCTTCTTTTTGTAATTGCGCAGTAGCTATAGCATAAGGATTTACATTAGTGCTGCTGCGTTTAATAGCCTTTACTCTTTCTTCTAAAATTTTAGGCATATTATTTTTATTCTAGTTAAAAGAAGACAAAGAAAAGATTTCTTCTACAGATACCAATACATCAAAAGCGCCTGATGTATCTGTATATGCTACAATTTTATCTCCCGGATGAGTAAAAAAGTAACCGCCATCTACAACTTGAATAAAAGAGTTACCAGCAACAGAAGTCGCCCTTAAGATATAATGGTATGATGCGTCTTGTGCGTGGTAAAACTGCAATGATACTTTAGATGTAGATGTTCCGCCGTTACTAGCATTTAAAAAACGAACAGTACCATGAAAGTTGGGAGGCGCTGTATATATAATATCGGCAGAAGCACCAGCAGTAGTACTAGTTATAGTATAACCTTGTGTGTGGTATTTAACACCAGATTGCTCTTTAAGTGTAGGCATTATTTTGTTCTTTTTCTTGGTGGTTGTAGTTTTCTATTTACACTTTTAGGTAATAACCGTAGATTTTTAGGTCTATTATCAAGGGGATTCATATTTTTATGATCTACTTCTTTGGCGTCCCCTTTTACCACAGCACCTTTTTTAGCAAGAATACGTCTAGCTTTATTACGAGATGATCTATTTGCTATTTGCTCTGGTTTGGCATGGTATGAATCATACTCACGCCTATAGTCACGCGGCATTTATCTAGTCTTTCTAGCTACGGGTTTTCTAGGCATTACTGCAGGTCTAGAAACAGGTGCTGTTCCTCTAACAGAAGAAGGCTTTACTGAAGGTCTAGAAACAGGTGCTGTTCCTCTAACAGAAGAAGGCTTTACTGAAGGTCTAGAAACAGGTACTGTTCCTTTATCAGGAGTAGGCATTTCTACAGGTCTAGGAGGAGTTGCGCTTGGCGTTGCCATTCCACCTAAAGCCATCTTATTTTTTCTTTTATTCTTGTAGAAATCTTCGATGTCTCTTTTAGCGTTAGCTGCTATTTCGGAATTCATATCTTTTACTCTAGGAATAGGTGCCTTTGGTCTTCCACGAGGAATAGGAACACCCTCTTCTTTTAACACTTGTTTTGCAAGTCTTTTAATAAGAGCATCATTAATTTTGTCTGGGTCTTCGTCTCTTAAAGCTTCTCTTACCCCAGCTGCAGCAGTTGCGGCAAGCGTAGTATTCCTGAATACTCTACCTTTAGCTTCAGTCGCTGCTCTGGTTTTTCTGCCAGCGTGCACTCCGGGCGTATCAATTTTTCGCTGTCCGGGAGTAGTTGGTGTAGTGGCAAATTTATATTGCCTTTTAATTTCTCCTAAAAGATCATCTACACCCTCTCTAATAGCAGAGGTAATACCTCTTGGTAATCTAGCCATGATATAATTCCTTATTTAGACTTGAATAAGCCACAGGAATACTGAGTATTACCTGAACGAGCTTTCTTATTAGACTTGCTACTAGTAGCTTTAGTTACAAGAGCCCCTTTAGCAGCAGTTAACCTAAACTTACTTTTACCTGTAACAGTTCGCTTACCCATTTTACCTTCAACAATATCATTAACATCTGCACTGTTAGGGAAATACTTCTTTAACATCTTTTTAGCTACCATAGGTGTAATTAATTGACCTTTGTATCTAAACGGCGTACCCCCTGAATTAGCAGCTGCTGCAACAAATTTAGAATCTACAATTAGATTCTTATCAGCTAAAGGTTCAGCAAGAGACTTATACACATTAGTATCTGTCGTGGATACAGTATCATCAATACGCATTGATATTATTCCTAGCTATTTATTTAGACGTACTACTTCAGATTCTATTTTCGCTAGAGAAAATGTTTTACCGGTCAGCTCTTGTAAAGCTGCACGAATATAATGAATGTCTGAGTGGTACAAGTATATACTGTCTAAGTTATTATTTTTAACTGCAGTATAAAAATTATCTAAAATATTTGTTTCAGGGTAATGTTTTATTGATTTATCCATAAATGTCAATCTTTATTTTACTGTAACTATAAAATAATTTTACAAAGGAACTTATAGAGTACACTTAAGTGTACATCTAAGTGTATTTATTGTTAGTGTATAAATAGTTATAAGAGATATAATCTAAGAGTTATATCTAAGTGTATCGTTTAAGTGATACACTTAAATGTATTATACTGATTTTTAATACTGTGTCAATAGGAAAAAGATGACGCGCATACTTTTCTGTGGATAACTAATACTATACATACTATAATGTATCACTTGTAATGTAAAATACACTTGACATGCTATTTTTGTGTGTGAAGGCGTTTGTGTGTATGCAAAAAATATGAGTGGTTAACAGGTCAAAAAACCTGATCTGTGTGCTAGTGTGTACATAATAACGTATACCCCGGGGGCGGCCCATGCCCGGGAGTGTGGCAAAAATGTCACTGTTGCAAAAATGTCACACCGTGATAGGTTAAGTATTCGCCAAATACTCGTTAAGTATAGTTTCAAACAAAACACGCCTAGACTTTCGCTTGAATTGAATAGGCTAAGTATAGGCTGATTCTATACTTGGGCGGTGGAGTAAAAGTAGGAGCACATATTTCAACAATGTGTAACAACGCCAGCACCAGCAT